GCTATATGGGTCTCGTCGTCGAAGCGACACGAGGCACTCTACCAACAGGAGGAACTCCGGTCTACATTCCGGTCACGTCTCCACAGGTAACGCCAATGCAGACATTTTTGCGAGACGAGGCCTTCCGAGGCTCACCAACTTTGGTCTACGACCAGGTTCAGGGTGTACGTCACGACGAGTACGACGCTAAGTTCTACCTGTTTGCTGACACCTTTGGAAACCTTGCTAAGGCAGTGCTTGGTGGCACAGACACCGTTACTGGTTCTTCTGTTTACACACACAACATCAAGCTCTTGAACAACGCAGCCACAGGCTCACAGCCACAGTCATACTCAATCCTTGACTTCGACGGTGCTAACTACTTCACCATGACAGGCGCACAGGCTGACAGTCTGAACATCACCTTTGGTGCAGAAGCAGCAGCAGACGCAACAGTGAAGTTCTTTGCTAACCCATACACTTCATACACATCAGCACCTGCTCCGTTCACAACTTTGTCATTGTCAACCGAACACCTGATTCCTGCATGGGACACAAGCATCACAGTTAGCGGAATTAACTCAGGAGCAGCTCTTACCTACATTCAGACCGGTGAACTTATGCTTGCTCGCAAGACTGCACCTATCTTCACAATGGGTACACAGGCTCCGCTTGTTAACTTTGCTGGGCCTATCGAAGTTACTGGTAAGTTCACAGCCGTTGTAAACACAAACGCAGACGCTTGGTCAACTGGATCAACAGCAGAAGCACTTACACGCTCACCGCAGGTAATGACAATTACCATGACTGACCCTAACGACACAACTTCTGCAACTAACCACAGCATTGCCTTCACAATGACTTCGGTTCAGTTCCACGATGTCAAGCGCACACGCGGTAAGGAATACACAGAAGTAGAATTGTCATTCACTGCAAACGCAAACGCAACCGACGCTACAACTGGTTACTCACCAGTTCAGGCAACGATTGTCAACGCAGTCGCAACCGCTTACTAAACAACAACCCAAAGGGGATAAAATGCCAGCAGTAAACCTTCCAAATAATCAGTCAGCCATCTTGTATTCACGAGACGAAGTTACGGAGCGCACAGCTCGTTCTATCTCTCGTGCGTACATGAAGGCGGCTGGTTCGGCAGCGAAACTAACCAACCTCGGATTTGACGAAGCAAAGCCTGAAACATGGACTATCTTCGCCGACATCTCAGACGAGGACAGAAACAACCTCGACGGCTATCAAGCAGAACTTATTGCTGGAATGGTTAAGTCGTGGTCACTGGGCGACCTGCCAACAGTTGACTCTGCGCTCGACCTGCCCAAGAATGTCTTTGAGGCATTAGCTGAGGCTTGCGGTAATGAGTTCAACAACACTCCTGACTTCTCGCCAAACACAGACCCAAAAGCCCTTACCGCCGACTAGCGCGGCTGGAGGCAGCACTTAGAGGTAAAGACGCTGAGGTGGATCACGAGGTTTCCAATCTCTATAGAGAACACCGATTTCGCAAGGCTCTAGGTGGGTCTCACGAAGACTTTATGAATCAACCAAGTGAAATAACAGACTGGCTACTTGCCATAGATGATTTAATGAACGAGGTTCAACGTGGCTGAGATTATTATTTCAGGCATTAGCGAGTTTGACAAGGCACTAAAGTTTGACATTGCAAAGTCAGATGTTGCAGCTCGAAACATTGTGACTAAAGGCGCACTTATTATTGAGCGCAAGGCTAAAGAAGAGTTCCGCGCTCGACCTGGCGGATCACAACGCACTTCTAAGTCTGGTCGAGTTTACTATCAGGGCGCACCTAAATACCCTGCAACACCACCACAGCCAACGCAACGCTCTGGCAACTTGCGTAACTCAATTAAGACGCAACAAGTAATATCTCTTGGCGCTGGTCGCTGGCAATCAGATACCGGCCCATCAGTCAAGTACGCAGGATACGTTGAATACGGAACATCTAGGTCTCGTGAGTTCCCATACATGACACCAGGCGTAAAAAACAGCAACGAAGAAATCAACACAATCGCTCAGGAGGAGTGGCGCTTAGCCCAAGAATAATGGCACTACTACCTCTAATAACACTCACAGCAGACACTACAGAGTTTGCTGAAGCAATTACTCAGGCTAAATCACTTATGAGTGAGGTCAAGTAATGGGTTTTCTCCCACCTATTATTGCCACGCTTATAGCTGACACCAAAGAATACACAGCCAAGATGACTGAGGCGCAAGCCAAGATGACCGAGTTTGGTGCTTCCTCACAGACATCAGCCGGTTTGTTTGGTCTTTCCTCTAGCACTATCGCTCTAGGAGCCGCAGGCGTGGCTGCTGCTATTGGTGGCTACGCAGTCAACTCGGCTTACAAGTTTCAAGAAGGACTTGACAAACTTAAAAACCAAGCAGGTTTAACAGAAGGTCAAATAAAAACTCTTGGAAATGAAATACTTTCTATTTCCGCAAACACTGGTATTGCAGCCGGTGATCTAGAAGCGGCATCACTTACTATTTCACAAGCAGGACTTCGTGGAGCCGCCGCCTACAACACCTTAAACGCCTCAGCCAAAGCAGCCGTTATTACTAACGCTTCGGTTGCCGACACAACCAAAGCCATTGTTGCAGCTCAAACTTTGCAAATTGCAAAAGGCATGGATGTTGCCAATTTGACTGGAATCCTCGTTGCCGGCTCCAAAGACTTTGTTGGTGGACTATCAGCCGAAGAACAAATGCTTTCAGGTCGAGTTGGTGTTGCACTTGCTAAGTACGGACTGACCCTTAAAACAATTATTCCTTTAGGCGCTGAGTTTGCCAAAGTTGGACTGCCTACGCGCTCAATTACATCGTTTGCTAACTCTTTAGCTGCGCTAGAAAAACCAATGACAGACGCTAAGGGCAAACTAACTTCCTATGCCTTAGGTCTTGAAAAGGTAGGTCTAAGTCAAGACAAGCTTGCTGCCGAACTTAAAGCAGGAAACATAACTGCTATTTTGTCTTCCATTAAAGACGCGGCTACGGCATCAGGTCAACCTCTAAACGAAGTTGCGCAATTAGTCTTCGGATCAACTGGAAGTGGCGCTGCCTCAGTTCTTGTTAAAAACCTTAACGACTTGTCAACGGCGCAAAAAAATGTAGCCAGCGCAAGTGCAACTTCTTTAACAACAGGTTTTAGTACAGCCATGACGCAACTTGGGCCACAGCTCAAGAAACTAGAAGCATCATTAAGTGCGCTTATGATTAACGCTGGAAAACTTTTGCTTCCAGCAATTACTGACGTAGCAACCTGGGCTAATAAAGCATTGACGGCTATTCAAGATTTCTTTAAGAGAAACCCAATTATTCTAAATCTTGTGGCCGACGTTGCAAAGATTGGCAAAGGACTTATTACTTCTTTGTTAAATCCCTTACAAGGAGCCAAGACAATAGTTAGCGGAGTGGGTGGTCTGCTTGGAGACTTAAACCCATTCAAGAGTACCCCAACAACAACAACAACTACACCAGCTAAAAAAACCACAACTGTTAAGGTTAAGGTTACTAAGTAATGTCATTTATTAACGACCAGCCAAACGATGAAGAGTGGAACATTGAAATAGAGTCAAGCATTATTGCTGAAGCTCTTGCCAAAGACCCAGCCTTTATTCAAGCCATTTCTCTTGCCGTTCGTGATCAACTAACAAAAGACGCTCGCATTATGGGAAACCTATTCGGTCAATGGGCGCAGGCAACCGCACCTACCGCAACTAACACGACTAATCGACTTACATGACACAGCTCTCTGCTCTTCCTGCTCTGTCGGTTCAGATTGCTTTCAATCCGACCGACATTCAAAGCACTACTCAGACATGGACTGACGTGACCGCCTATGTCCGCGAATTTCAAACAAAAGCCGGAAGGCAACACTACCTAGACCGAGTTCAAGCCTCAACTATTAGCATGACGCTAAACAACCGCAACGGTTACTTTCTTAATGGAACTACCAACGGAACCGGAGCAGTCATTTCTGTTCGTTTGCCAATAAAAATCACAGCAACGTACTCATCAACAACGTACTCAGTGTTTTACGGACTTATTGACTCCATTGAGGAGAAAATTGGGGATGCGTTAAATACCGACCTTATTATTCAAGCTAGTGACTTTATTAAATATCTTTCGCTTCAAACTATTGCTGACATCAACTTTTGGAAAACTAACGCCATTACTAACGATGTTCAGAATTGGTATCGCCCAGGAAAAGTTCCTTTTGTTGTAACAAACGGTGTAGCCACAGGCTCAGTTATTACTTTTACTTGCAACAACAATTTCTCTGTTGGAGATACTGTTATTGTTTCAAATTTAACTGACTCTACAGGAGCGTCGTCGACATTAAATGGAACATGGACTGTAGCAACCGCAACAAGTACGCAGTTTACGGTTTCGGTTTTATTGTTCACGCCAACAAGTTCATACGGTAATGGATCTGTATACAACACAGTTATTCCTGATTTAATAGCAAGTCAAAATGCTTTGTATAGTCCAGCAGGTACATCAAATCCTCCCCCACCAGCCGTAGCATTTTTGAAAAACGGCGCTCTAATTTATGACACCACCGTTGGGGCTGATTTAACAAATGGAACAGGAGCTCCAACTGCCTGTATTACAAGCATTGGAAATCCTGGTTCAACAAAGAATTTTGGTATTGAGTTTTGGGTTTTGGGAACAAATATACAAAATACAGCTCTTGCAGTTTGGAATCAGGGATCTGGGTCTAATACAATTTCAGTCAATCCAAACGGTACTGTTTATCTTTCCAACGCTCCACAGTCAATAGGGCCATCTATTACTGATGGGTTTTGGCATCACATTGCTTACTTTTTTGACAACTCAACTGGGTATTTTTACCTTTATGTGGATGGTCAATCAGTTTATTCTAGTTTTGGCGGTGGACCTTTTTCTAATGGCCCATTTTTGCAGTACATCATTGGTAGAGATCCGACAACTTTTGTTCTCACACTTCCAGGGTACATTGACGAAATTATTGTTCACAATGCAAACGTAACAACGACAAAAGTTGTTAATCGATTTATTGCTGGAAGCCTTTTGCAACGTAAAGGCAAATCATCAGCAGATAGAATTGCAGAAATTTTAACTCTTGCAGGTTTTGGATCTATTTCATCAGGAGCTTTAAGTGTTCCAAATTTATACATAGGCAATTCCTATCAAACATTAACAAGTTGGACTTCGGGATTTGTAACAGGAATTATTACAGAACCCTATTATTGGGATAATCCTGTCACAACTTCAACACCATTAGATTTAATCCTACAAATAAGTGATACAGACATAGGTCTTTTTTATCAACAATTTAATGGAACTTTTGCATTTTTAGATCAAAATTATTTTGGAACATGGACTTGGAATTCATCTACCAACACTGGAACATGGACTCTCAGTTCTGCTATTTCTCCATCGGGAAACTATCTTTGGACTGACGATGGAACTGGAATTCCTTATTATGGGCCAACAACTCAAATCCTCAGAGATGACGTTGATCTTTGGACTTCTGTGCAAATAAATCCTCAAGCAGGTATTTCACAAATTTACACCAATACGTCAGCAGAACCTAGATACGGTTACTCTACTTTGGTTAAATCAGCGTCTATAAATTCTTCTCTAAATGCAGCTTTGTCATCAGCTAACTATTTGGGTTATATTTACAAGTCACCGCTTGCTAGGGTCGCTTCAGTAGAACTTCGAGCAGAAACAAACAACGGTTCAACAATCCCTGCGATTCTCGGAACCAACATCTACGACGCAATTAATTTCAAACGTTCATCTCCAGGAGCTTCAACTGCTGGTTCGGTTAACTCCAACATGGCCGTTGAAAGCATTAGCCACGATTTTCAGGCAGACCCTGGACAGTGGCACGCATCATTCGTTCTCGACCCCTATCCTGTAAGGACATAACATGACCGACGTTAGACAAAACATTGTTGGTTGGGCTAAGTGGTGCGCCACTAACCACAACAAGTTCACCTATTCAGAAGGCCCACAGCGTATGTCGGGTATCGGAAACCCAGGCAAACTGCCAGTGACCGCCGACTGCTCAGCCTTCGTCACCCTTTGTTACAACTGGGCTGGCGCACCTGATCCAAATGCTCAGAGCTATAACCACACCGGATACACCGGCACACTGCTGGCACATGGAACCAAGATTCCTCTTAGCCAAGTTCAGCCAGGAGACGTAATCGTTTATGGCCCAGGAACCGGCTGGCACACAGCACTCATCGTTGACGTTACCGGCGCTAACGCAAAGAACCCTCTAACCATCTCACATGGTCAGCAGGGCGACCCTAGTTACGTTCAC